GGTGTACCAGAACCTTGAGGTGGCGGAGAACGCGATCTTTGACCCGGTGTGTGTGCGTGGCTCGATTCAGGGGATGCGTAAGCCGGGCCCGCTGGTGGGTGGCGTGGCGGGGCATCCGCAGAGCCCGGAGAACTTCTACCGGGTGATCGGCTTGGACCCGGCCATGTCGGGTGATACGGCTGCGGTGGCGTACGCCGTGGACCGGCGCACGCATAAACGCTATGTGATGGATGTGCATGTGATGACGTCGCCGACTCCGGCGGCGATCCGGTCGCTGCTGCGGGAGTGGGCGGATGCGTACCGCCCACACACGGTGATCGTGGAGTCGAACGCATTCCAGTTGTTCCTGACGCAGGATGAGGAGATCAGGAGTTTCTTCGCCACGCGCGGTATCGCGTACCGGCCTCATTTCACGGGCAACAACAAGCAGGACCCGGAGTTCGGGGTGGCATCGCTGGCGCCGCTGTTCGGGTCGAAGGTGAACCGTGAGGGCCAGGTGGCGACGAAGAGCGCCGGGGACAACCTGATCGAGTTGCCGTCGGTGCAGGCGAATGAGCATGTGAAGAAACTGGTGGAGCAGTTGATCACATGGCAGCCGGGTGTTCGTGGCTCGAAGTTGAAGATGGACACGGTGATGGCGCTGTGGTTCTGCGAGATCGTCGCCCGTGAGGTTCTGTCCACAGCGTCGGGTGTGGAGAGGTTTATGCGGAATTCGTTCGCGTCCGCGAGGGACGTGGATTCCCGGTTCGTGATCAATCTTGATGACCTGGCTGCGCAGCAGCAGTTGTCCTACGTGTAAGGAGGGTGGTGACGGGTGAGCGAGTACAAGGAACGCTACGACGCTATTCGTAAGCGCAACAGCGAGCGTGACAAGCGTATGCGTGACGTGATGCTTGTTCGTGCCGGTCACGCCGAGCAGGTGTTCCCTGGCTTGTTCCCGGAGGGGGCGTGGTCCCGTCCGATCGTCGCGAACCTGATTGATGTGGTGGCGAAGGATCTGTCGGAGCAGATCGGTGTGATTCCGACGATTACGGCGACGGGTGATTCTGCGCTGGATGAGTCGTCGCGGACGAACGCGGACAAGCGGACGAAGATCGCGAACTATTACGTCACCGAGTCGAAGTTGGGTACGGCACTGATCCGCGCAGCGGACCAGTTCATCACGTACGGTTTCGTGCCGCTGCGGGTCGAGCCGGACCTGAAGGGTGGCCGACCCCACATTCACGTGGATTCGTGTGAGGGCTCCTACTACGACATTGACCGTTTCGGGAATGTGGTGGCGTACTGCCAGGTGTTCCGCCGCAAGGCCGGTGACCTGGCGGCGATGTTCCCGGATATGCGGGACCGGATCCTGAACCAGGGCTCGCTGACGCGTGCGGACGAGTCGCAGTTGATGGAAGTGGTTCGCTGGTATGACGCGAAGACGTCGGCCATGTTCCTGCCGGAGCGTGGCGGGGCGGTGCTGGCGTCGGTGCCGAACCTGACTGGTGTCGTCCCGGTCGCTATCGCGCAGCGCCCGAGCCTGGACAACGAGGCACGGGGCCAGTTCGATGACGTGTTGCCGGTGTATGCGGCGAAGGCACGCCTGGCGCTGCTGATGCTGGAGGCGACTCAGAAGTCGGTGGAGGCGCCGCTGGCGCTGCCGCAGGATGTCACGCAACTCAGCATAGGACCGGATGCTGTTATTAGATCGAACTCACCTGAGAAGATCCGCCGTGTCCCGCTGGACCTGCCGAGCATGGCGTTCGGTGAGAACAACCTGCTCAGTGACGAACTGCGGTTCGGGACACGTTTCCCGGAGTCCCGCGCCGGTCAGGCCGACGGGTCGATCGTGACCGGGCAGGGAGTGAAGGCCCTGCAGGCAGCGTTCGACTCCCAGGTGAAGACCGCGCAGGGCATCCTCGGGGAGGCTCTCGGGGAGGCCGTGTCGATCGCGTTCCGTGTCGACGAGGCGTACTTCCCGAACCAGGCGAAGAACGTGTCCGCTGTCGCGAACGGCACGAAGTACCAGTTGAAGTACACGCCCGGCAAGGACATCAAGGGCAACTATGGCGTGAACGTCGAGTACGGGCTGATGGCCGGACTAGACCCGAATCGTGCCCTGGTGTTCGCGCTGCAGGCCCGTGGCGACAAGTTGATCTCCCGTGGCTTCACCCGCCGCAACCTTCCGATCCAGATCAACGCGACCGAAGAGGAACGCGCGGTGGACATGGAGGAGATGCGGGACTCGCTGAAGGCCGGTGTCGCGTCTCTGGCGGCGGCGATCCCGCAGATGGCGTCACAGGGCCAGGACCCGACGAAGATCGTGCGCTCCTTGTCGACGGTGATCTCGGAGCGGAAGAAGGGCACGCCGATCGAGGACGCGGTGGCGAAGGCTTTCGAGCCGGAGCAGCCGAAGCCCGCACCGCAGCAGGCCCCGAATCCGGCGATCGGCCCTGAGCCGACGCCGGGCGGGCAGGAGTTGGGTGTGGAGCAGGGCCCGGTCGATAACGAGGCGATGCCTTCACCGCCGCCGATGCAGCGGCTTCTGGCTGGACTCACTGGAACGGGACGACCAGTGATGTCAGGAATGGTGTCCCGTTCAGTTCCGGCATAAGGAGAAGAAGAGATGGCGTACGGCAAGCAGGGTGGTAAGGCTCCGGCCCCGGTGGCGAAGCCGATCATGGGTAAGAAGAACGGCGGCAAGGTTGTCGGTGGCGGCATGGTTGCGAAGCCTGCCGCAAACAAGACGTTCAAGGGTAACGCCCGCAAGGGCAAGTAACTACTAGGCGAGGTCATTCCCCATGCCAACAACGTACAAGAGGGGATTCTCCACCGCGAAGCGGTCGGGAGTCCCCACCAAGCGCGTCACTGACCCGATGAACCCGATGGTTTCGTATTGGGTTGATGCGTACGGGAAGCGAACCAAGGCGCCGTCCGGCTCGTCCGGGTCCGTGTCTTCTGGTTCCCTTGGCGTGGGGAGTGGCTCCGCCCTGACGCGGACGTCGGTGGCGTCGCCGAATCGCTCTATGTCGAGCCGTGTCCAGGGTGTGAAGTCTGGTTTGCGCGAGGGCGCACAGGTGATGTCGCCTGTCGACATTGATGTGCTGACAGGTAAGCGTAGCCCGACCGGCATGGATGCGGCGATTCTTGCCGCGTCGATGGTCCCGGTCCCCGGCCTGAAGGGAATCGCGAAGGCGGGCAAGGCTGGCGTCAAGGCCGCTGGCAAGACGGGTCGTGCTGTGGCGAAGGATGCGGCCAAGTCCGCTTCACGGCGAACAGCAGCGGAGTCAGCAACGATCCGCAAGGGCAACGCTGCAGCGAAGACGCCGGAGATGGCACGGAAACTGGAGCAGCAGTCCGCTACCGCATCGGCATCCAAGTCGGTCAACACCGCCCCGCGCTCCAGTGTTGTTCCCCGCACGGGCACATCGGCTGGAACCCTGTCTCGTGGCATTACGCAGAAGCGTCTCGCGGAGTTCTCGGCTGACAAGGGAAAGCGCATCGCCGGTACGGCGAAGTCGAAGCGCACCGCGAAGGAGCGTGCCCAGGCGCAGGCCGATCTTGAGGACACGCTGAAGCGTGGCGCTCAGGCTCGCGCAGAGGGCCGCAAGCCGGGTGAGGATATTCCGGCGGCTACGGGTCGCGGCATCTATGACCCGGTTCCGGCACCGCGCTCGACCCCTCGCCAGGCTGACCGTGAACTCATCAGCAAGGCGCTGACGAAGCCCCGTAACCCGGGGAAGAACGCGTCTGCTGCGAAGCAGGAGAAGTACCAGAAGGATCTGGCCGCGTGGGAGAAGCGCCAGGCCGACATGAAGGCCAAGACGAAGGACATCGACGAGGGCCGTCGCAAGCCGACGGGTGAGTTGAAGGGTGCGTCGGCGAAGTCGGCACGGCGCCAGGAGGAGAAGCGGGCGAAGAGCAAGGTCGCTGCCGAGAAGCCTCCGGCCCCGAAGACGCCGAGCACGACCAAGCCCAAGGCGGGCGATCCCAAGCCGGGGGCCGAGCGCAAACTTGACGAGATCGGCGAGAAGGAACTCTTCTACCAAGAGCACAGTATGTCGGGGTACAGCAAGTCAGCCATCGACAAGATGTGGAAGGCAAGGCAAACCGCGCCAGCGAAGCCGAAAGGCCCCTTCGCTCTTGGCCCGTCACGTAAGGGCCCGTTCGCGATGTCGTCACCACGGGCCATCGAGGGCCCACGGGCAACTCGTGAGCCCATCGACATCCAGGCCCGACCTGTGGCCAAGCCCGGCAAGTCCACTCCGATAGGAGCGAAGCCAACACGTAAGGGCCCGTTTGCGTCCGGGTCACCTCGGGCTATCGAGGCTAAGAAGCCTGCCAAGCCACGCGGAAATGTTGGCAAGTACGGCCCGAACAAGCCGTTCGCTC